CCCGCCACTGCTCGGTAACCAATGTACAATCATCGTTTACCTCCTTCCATTTCTCTACTATCTCGCTATAAGAAACATTTAAGACGTTACAGAACCTCAACAAATCATGCTTGCTAGCTATTATACGCAACTTTCGGCGTGAATCTTCATAAAACTGACGTCCATGAAATTTAGCTTCAAACAAGAAATTGTCTATACACTGACCTGTCAAAAATTCAAGTGATACTGTGCGCGGAGGTACATGGCACATTAAACACTTAAACATGCTTCTCTTTAGCAAGGGGGCCACTACTACCCCAAAATCCTTATTATATGTCATTTTCCTTTTAAGGAACTCAACATCATCTAATTTGTAAAACTTACGACGCGATGTAGTGTTCTTTTTCTCCATATCAGTGCCTCGAATACCTAGGGCATCCCAGGCTTTAAGTACCGCTGATACAGTAAAGAAATTCGCGTCGGGGTGAACATTTGCAATAGAATCATCTCCATAGACTCTGAGAGTGACAAGCTCAACAAATGTTCTGGGTCCATTATACATATAATAAAAAGCCATTCGATAATAAGTAGAATTAATGAGACAACCTAACATGGAAGTCAGAGGTGTACCTGACGGTAATAACCCTGACATACATACTAAATCTCCATGTACATCTATCAATGGAAATAACAACATATGCTTAAGTACAGCTAATCTATTTGTATATTTTCCATCTTTATTACATATCTCATTAAATGGCTTAAAGAATATATCAATGCACCCACTAAGCACTTCAAACATCACAGTTGCGTCCATATTAGCAAGATCTAAAGCTATCATTCTATTCTTTCCATGCTTAGTGATTTCCATCACAAACTTGGTCCAATCTGTAGAATGAGCATTAATTCCAACCACGATCTCTGTGTACTTAGTGTTCATACAAGCATATCTACACGTAGTTAATGCAACTCTGCGTAACACCAATTGTATAATAGTACTAGCCATAAAGAAAGATCTCAACTTGCCTACAGCGGCCTTATCTTCTTCAGTGGCTTGTAATTTAAGTTGCTGCACAACTATATCTGGTGTAATTATGCCTCTGTCCATTTGATCCTCA